CCTCGTAGCGGCTGGGTCTTTTTGGCTTTAGTTGTCATTGACTCGGACTAGGTCGGACTGTAAATGGACTGTCCAGCATCGGCTCGGACTGCATCGGGTAGATACGTCCTGAAAAGACAGGGGGGGTCGCCTTGTGGCTAAAAAAACGGCCACCTTTAGAGCTGTTACACGACTTGCACATAGATTGCAAGTTGTCAGCTGCCCACATATCGCCACCCTTTACACGTGGCACAATATGATCCACAGTATGCGCTGGTTTGTTACACACCACACACTGCCAACCATCACGATCAAGTATGGTGATGCGTAGCTTCTTCCATTTACCACTGCCTATTGCTTTATTACTCAATGCCATCCTTTAAGTTTGTAATGCTCGTAAGCTGCACACATGCTGCCATATCTGTTTATATTATATTTGATACCCCAGTCTATCTGCTTAGTACCACTGACAGTACTTAACCACTTGGACCTACCCTGTGGTATGCCATAGTGTGAGCCATTACGTGCTTTAGGATTTAGCCTGGACTCAGCTGTATATAGATCAACTAAACAATAAGCTTCTGTGAAATCGTTTAATTGCATCAGTATGTATTGCTTATAATGTGTTGGTTTGTAATTCTCAGTTGCAACGGAATAATCTTTTGAAAAGCAAAGAGTAAATGCAATTACACATAGGAGTGACCAAACTCTGCGCCTTCCGAGCCCTGCCGTTGGCGGCTCAGCTTTTCGATTTAAGATCGAACGCTTTTTAGGGTAGCCGATCATGTCAAGTAGGGCTATGCTCATTTGCGAACTCCGTCTCAATATGTGGACTGTGATTTGCAACACACTATACGTAAATCATCAGTATCTATCCATGTTTCGTCAAATCCAGATTCAGTCATTGGTCACCAAATATTCTAAATCAAACAATACTGGGTGAGATCCCAATAAGTTTTCATCAATAGCTGTAGAAACATAATCTCTGTTTGTATGCGTTTTTAGCCTATGACAATTTGAGCATAATGTCTGCAAATTAGTCTCAACATTATTATTGGCGTCACCATCTATATGGTCCACATCTAATTGACACTTATTTACAGCTACGAAACCGCAATTTTCACAATAATCTTTTTTGTACATTTTATAATTTTTGGTTTTTGCGCTTTTTTTGGTTTTCCAAACTAAACATGATTTACATCCATTAGCAATATACATTTTGCCAAGTCGCCATGTTACTTTTTTATAACCACCACAACGACATTTTGGTCTATCTATCATGTTCGACATTATGGCAGAGCCAAAGCCATCATTCAGCATGGTTTTTTAGCCTTGTAACAAGTTGGTGCATTTTGACACCATTTGACACCGTAAGAACTTGTAGGGACGCTTGATGGAACATAAAATATTTTTAACCTTTCAGCGTGTCGCGATCAATGCACAGGTGTGACAACCGCTGCCCAAGAATTGCCAGCCACCACACTTGTTGCACCTAGTTATATCACTATCTGGTATGTGCAAAGCTTCAGCTATATTTTTAATACCAACACAGCCACACTCCATACACTGATAAGCCTTAAATCCTTCGGGCGTATCTAGCTGCTCAAGCCAAAGGAACTCAGTCTTGCGCTTGCATCCATTACACTTAAATTGCGCGTGCATGTGATAATATCCCCTTCCTTATTGTCTGCAGTGACACTGAGTACATACCAAATACTGCCCATCGTGTAATAACCTGTCATCATTACATGATACGCATCTGTCGGTACTAGGGTTTAGGCTTTCGTTATCATTTTCCATACGTAATGTAAAGCCTGAACCGTTTCTTACTTCAATAAATCCCATTTATTCACCCCCTTTTTCGGGAAAGAACCACGAACCTGTGGCATCTTGCTTGGCCCATACTGCATGCTCTTTGATGTTATCTAGGCATACATAGCCGTAATATTCTTTCTTTGTAGCTTTACTCAGTCCAGTGCGTAACGTCATGCCTTTAGCACAGCACTCTGGTGGTGCTTTCGGTGGCGTGCGCTGCACAGCTGCAACCCATTCCTCATTACTCAATGGCAACGGCTCTGTGCGATCTACAGTAAATGTTTGTGGCACAGCTTGTAACTGCACTACTTTGTTCATTTCTTCTCTGCTAGCACGCTTTCCCTTAGCCGCATAACCTGCGTTTGCAAGCGCACGGCCGATCGCTGAAGTCTCGCAGTTTTCCAATGCAGAAGTTGAATTAACACCGCGATCAGAGATGCTCTCACTAGCAAGTCCAGTCGCACACGCTTTAGCATCGGCTTCCGTTTTATATAATTCAGCACTAACAATGTATCTAATGTCTGTGGCCTGTTCAATCTTTGTTGCCACTCTTCCATCTGGGTAATCCTTCCACCATTTTTCAAGTCGGCTTTCGACTGTTTCATAATCTTGTAAATTAAATGCCATTAGTCATTCCAATCGTCTGAGTCGTCTTGCATGGCATCTGTAATGCTTTTTGCAATAGCAAGGTAGGCGATGGCATCTTCGTAATTGTCAAGGTACGCGACATCTTCAGCTTGTCGGCTGATTTTGACCAATGCCATACAAATTGCAACCTCGTTCGGTTGAATTGGATAACCCAAATATGCACTCCACAATTCGGCAATCCTTTTGTGCTGTGTAATTGGATGCCCATAACTGACACCTCGCGCATGAATAGTTTTGACGACATTATCAAATAACTTCTCAGTTGTTGTTGACATCAATTTTGCTATCTGTGATTCTGCGGTGCATGTCAAAGCCGTCTTTACGGCCTTTCCAATAACCAGCTTGAAATGCGTTATCTTTAATTGTTGAGTAAATACCCCAAACAATAAAATAACCCAGGACGCTATAAAGCACTAACCACGGTGCTGTTGTCTCTATCATGCGTTCACCAACTTACTGCGTAGGTGGCATGGGCTTGCATAATTGGTAAGCATTAACCAATCGCCTGTGTTTTCATCGCTATGTATCGCGTAATTTTTGCCTAATGAGCTAATAAAGCCTTCTGCCAATTTTAGTGCTGCATAATTATCAAACCAATAAGCATATTGCCATGTAAATAACGGTGCTGGCTCAAATCTATCTGACTGTTTTTGCCAATCGTTATTAGACCACTCCATAGAATTAAGCCACAGCTGTTCAAAATCAGCTGCTTTCAGATCAATCTGTATTTTCATTTGTAGCCCAATCTGTCCGCATACTTTGCGGTACAGGCATAGTGTTGCACCTGTGTACGACTTTGTGAATGATTTTGGGCGTAGTTTGTATAACGATTAGGTAACGATGTTACCCGTAATACCGCCCTAGAGCTGTAAATGAGCCATCCTTATTGATCGGCACTAACGTGGGTGTTAGCGTCTTTCCTACGCCTGATAGTATAGCAAAGCCCATCTGCCAATTCGCGCTTCCATAGCGGATATAAGACGCTTTTTTTCTGTCCATTAGATTACCTACCTCAACACCATATAAGGCTCTGTAATGGCTTCCTATGGCTTCTGTGTAGGCACTCATGCCCAGTCTATGGCTATGTCCTGCTATGACCGATTTACCCCATTTTTTAGCCAAGTTAAGAGCTGTGATACCAGCGTGCTGACTCATGTTGCCCTCATCGCCATGGGCTAATACCCAGGAAGGGTGAAACTCATAAGCTGTTTTGTAATAGTCAATGCCCATGCTAGCAAAGTCCATAAACTTAGGATATTGCAATTCTGGTAAACCGATTAAACCAGGTGCTTTTAATAAAGTGCTATAAAGGCGATCAGTATGATTACTGCGGATAACACTAGCCTTTGCGCTGTACTCGGTAAGATCCCAAAGAATATCTTGACAAGCTGCCCTGTCCTCGTTAAGAGTCTGACTATAAGCCAAAGGTGTGCCATCGGCCCACTTGCTAATTGTTTGGAAGTCAATCTCATCCCCAACACATAAAACCTCATCAAACTTTTCACGCCTTGCCAATTTAATGACGTTTTTAACTGCGTGTTCATGATGGTATGGAATCTGTAAATCTGATATTACGAGCCAACGCTTAATCTTCATCCTCTTCTGTAGGATCAATACTAGGTATGATGCCGCCATCACCTATTACCCAGTCGGGCATGGTTGCCCTATCAGAGACGAAATACAAAGCACAGCTCTCGGTGAATCCAGCCTTACGTGCAGCCTTGTAAATCTCGTTCATGGCAATATAATGCTGATCTAATTTAGTCAATGGCTCAGGTGATTTACGCACTGTGCGTTTAGCGTATTTCTTACGTCTGCGCCTTGTATCTGCCATGTGTTTATTGTCTCTTAGTCATTAAAGAAAACAGCTCATCAACACGCGCTTCTAATCTTGTTAATTGATCCTTCATACTAGATCCACCATTAGGACGTAATTCGTTAAGCCAGCCTTTAATAAGAAAGCGCAGACCCACTAATAAACTTGTTAATACGGCGCATACGCCAGCCCCAAAGCCAGCCCACTCTGCTGGACTCATGCTTCATTAGCACCGATGCCATAAGCACTGTCGGATTTGTCTAAAGCCCTAGCCGCAGGTCCTGCAAGCGCGGCAACTATTACAGATACCGCTGGATCTAAACCTAATTCATTACTAGCTAAAAATGTCAAAAATGACACTAATACGCCACGTGCGTAAGATTTTAGTATTGCTTTTTGCTTCTTGCTGATTTTCATAGTTTGCCCCCTAGTAGTGGTATATCAAACGGCTTACTGTCTTTGTCGCCTAACTCTGTAAAGCTGATATGTATGTGCTTTGTGTGTTTATTAAAACCCTTATATTTACGCCACTTAAAGTTAAGTATTTTGCTAGCGATCATGCCATTATGGATTACGTAAGATATGCGTTTATCGGCTTTGCCACATACTCTGATCTGGTCAGCCAAATATATTGAGATCCCTTCGGATGTATCCAGGCGAGAATCCACATCAATGGCTCGTACACATCCATCTGCGTCTGGATTATGATCCGATTTTCTGGCGGTATGACGAGCATCACCCAGCCACCCATCAGCGGTAGTGCGGCGATCCGCGTACCAGGTATCAATTTGGTCTCTTAATTGTGTACCAGCTGCACATAACCAGGGTTTCATGAATTATCTTGGGGGATTGTGCCTAAGATAGAAGCAGGTTTGCTTCGTCTTGCGTAATTCCCAAGCGTTCTAATAAAGCAGCCTTAGCCTGAGCCTTTGCTTCGGCTTCGGCTTCTAATTTTGCTCTTTTTGCTTTTGCTTTTGCATCATCAATTTCTTTTTGTTTTGCTTCGGCAGGTGTTAAATCTCTAACAATTATTTCACCTGTCTGTGCGTTTACAATAGTAATAGTCATATTATTTAACTCCATATACGATATAAGTTCCGCCACCAAAACTGCCGCTTTCGGGTTTGATACCAATTGATGTAATTGCCGCTGTGCCATTTGTGTAAATACCATTAAATAAAACTAACACTCTAGCACTGTCTGACCTAGTAAATACAAAATTGCCTTCACACATTTTTTGAGAAGTTGTGTTTGCAACATCAAATAAAGTTAAAACATAAGAATTAGCGTTAGATGCTGCGGCAGGTGCATAGGCTGCATCATCCATACCCCAACCATTTGCACCTGTAGTGTAAGTATGACCACTGTTACTTCTTAACATATTTTTATTGTAATAAGCACCAGTGTCGCCATTAACATATATTTGAATTGAGCCGCCACCGCTTTGATTGTAAGCGTTTCTTAAAACAACCTGCAAATCGTTGTAACCACTAATGCTACCTACGCTTATTGAAGTTCCAGTTAGATTACCGCTAGATATTACAGTCATACCACCGCTTGAAGCAGTAGCCCATTTTAATCCAGTTGCTTCTGCACTATCCGCTACAAGTGTTTGCCCATTTGTGCCTACGGCTAGCCTAGTATCGCTGGTGCTGTAGGTATAAAGATCGCCTTTTGTGGTAAGGGGTGATACTGCGCCTGCTTGAATATAATCGTAAAAAATAGCCGCGCCTGCGCTGGTGAAGTATAGAATTCCTGCATCATTTTGTGGCAATATTAAACTGCCTGCTGTTGCTACTGTGGCTGTACCAGCTGTAATTGTGCAAGCACCTGCGCCTAAGTTTTGTATAAATACTGTATCGCCTGCTGCAAATAATCCTGTGTTAACAGTTATAGTTGTTGAACCTGCTGCATTCATAGCGACAGTTGTACCTGCGTCTGCAGCAACTAAAACATAAGATGCTGTCTTAGCAGTAGCAGGTCCACCACCCATAGCAGTTTCTTGTAGTGAAGTCATTTGTGCAGCTGTTAATACCTGCCCAGTTGTGAAAGTTTGTTTTGCCATAATACCCCTTAATAACTTAGGACATTATAGCCTAAAGTGCCATAAATCGTATCATTTAGGATAAATGCGTCTATGACTGGCTCTAATGTCGTGAACGTGGTTTTCCAACTGTTCGGCGTGATGTTCATGCGTACGCCAAATATTTGTAATGTTTTCTCTAGGGTAGATCCACCTGGCTGTGTGGTGATTACCTGTATAGGGTCAAAAAAATCTAGGTCTAAGGCTGCAATAATTCCTGTATTGTAATTGTTAGTGTATAAGTCAAGCACTATGGAATCTACTCGGATGCTGGTCTCGGCTCTACTAGCCACATAAGCCTGCGCATAATCTAGGGCTACGGCATCGGTCTGCATAAGTAAGTTATCTAAGAAATAGCTGTGTAAAAAATATTTATCTATACTGGCTTGATTAGATGCTACCTGTGCGCTGCCACCTGCTCTAGTAATTGTGGCTTTGTTAAATATAAGCGTATCGTTAAGAATCCAAGCAGCATCAAAATAATCTATACCTGTGCCATTGTCTGCAAAAACTGTAGGTGTACCACCAATAGATCCAGCTGTAACATTTCTATCTTGAAACACAAACGAGCCAGACGCATCTACATATAGTGCGCCATACTCAGAAGTAGCAACAGTAGTTAAAGCCTGTAATGCTGTGCGGTTTGTGCCTGGGTCTGCCTGCATTGTTGTAAGCCCAGCATCCACATCGCGCATTGTTGCAGGCCAGTCAATTTCATCTAATATTTTGTTAACACGTGCGCCTGATAATTCGCCAGCACTAGCACCTGTAACAGTGCTTATCTGTGCTACCTGCGCTAATCTAAAAGCATCTACAGCTTGTATAGTGGTAATGGCTACGTCTTCACCTGATTCGCCTGGGTAACTTGTAACGTAACTTGTAATAAAGCCGCTAAATATAGGATATGTTACTGATGAGTAAGTTGCAGTAATCTGCACCTTCTTCATAGGTGTCAATAAATTGTAATACGGCCCTGATACATTTTGTGGGTTGAAATCGCCATTCTGATCTACTATGCGTAATGTGAGTGCGCCTGTCTGGAATTGATCAGATAGTGCAGTACGACCTCGATTAGTTTCTATGCGGTTTACTTGACTTGATACATCTACAATTACAGCTGCAGAATCTGCTAATACGTTTGTGTCTAATATGCCTGATCCCAAAATCATAGCCTGAGCAAAACTAGGCCCAGTGCTAAAGTTAATTACTGCATTTATTACAGGTATTGTCATTATGGTAATTGACCAGCTGCGGTAGTGCTATATCCGCTTCGATTTGCCACCTGTATGCTCTCGGCCATAAGTTGTGCAAACCTATCGCCAGAAGGTGAGTTAATAACTAGATTTACGTCTAGTGATCTGTTGCCAGACTCTCTAGCTCTTTCAGTTGCTATCTGCGATACGTTCATACCAGCATAAGAAGATGAGCCTACTAACTGTGTTGCTAGTTCTTGGAAGTAACTAGCAGGTTGTGATGGTAAGCCAGGTGCGCTAACAGTGGGTGCTGCTGCTGTGGTAGGCATTCCAAATTGTTTGTTAATACTTTCTATCTGTGCATTTATTCTGTTAATTAAAGATCTAACCTGCACTAAAGCAAACTCTGTAAGACTTTTACCAGCCGCTGCCGCTTCCGCTGCTAACTTCTTTAGTGCTTCTGCAGCTTCTAATTCTGCTAATAACTTCTTAGCCAAAGCATCGTTATTATCTAAAATTGCTAACTGTGCTTTAAGGCGTAGTTTAGTTTCTTCGTCAGTGGCAGCGTTAAGGGCTGCGTTGATGCCTATGCGCTCTAAGTCAAACTTCTTTTTCAATTCTTCTACGTTTTTATTTTCTAGCGCATTTTTCTTTGTAATTATATTAAATTCTTCTTTTCGTGCTTTCGTTACTTGCATGCTTGCAATAAGATCAGCCCTAGATTTAGCAGGTGATAATCTAGGTGCGTTAACATTTGATTTGCGCATAAACTTGCCATCTACTTTGATGGATGCATTAGGGTTAAGTAGCCCTAGCACATCGCCAATAGTTGCAAAGGCGTTGCCTATTTTTTCAGCTGCTCTAACCATCTTTGCAGTAAATGTATCTATATCATTACTATTAGATAATGCCGCTAGCGCATCTAATAAACCTTTACCTATTGCCTCTTTGGATTGATCTACGGCTACAGTTAATTTAGCCATACTTCCTGCATAGCCTTCTACAGCTGCAGCGGCCTGTCCTGCAAAATTAGTGTTAAGTGTGCGCTGTACCTCTAAAAATGATGCTGACTTTAATTGTGCCTTGCTTAGTCCTACGCCTAATCTGCCTAATGCTGCGTTATCACCTAAATATGCTTTAGATAAGCTAGTAGATACAGCTGTGAGATCCTTACCAGTGCCTGCCGATACGTTTAGTGCAGTCTCAAATAGACTCTGTGCTTTAGCAACATCTTTAGTTACTATAAGTAAACGTTGAAAGCCTGGAATTAAGTTTTCATCTACTATGCCAAATTGCAGCGATAACTTCTTTAAGTAATCCTCTATACCTGGTTGCTCAAACTCTAAGCCTAAGTTTTTAACTGTGGTGCGTAGTTTAGCCGCTGCTTTCTCTGACTCTATAAATGCGTTGACGGCGGATTTGGCAAATGCACCAACACCTATAGCTGCAAATGTTTTGCCTAATTTTTTAATTTGCTTATCAAATGCTGATATTTCTTTAGCACCCTTTTTCAGTCCTTTGTTGTCAAAGGTGCTAACAGCCGAGACTACTATATTAGCCATTACGCAGCCTTTCTAATTTCTGTGTCTTTAATAAACTTTTTTGCTACAGTGTCTATGGCATTTACTACTACAGGTATAACGCGATCTTTAGTCTCAAACCAAGCGCGATAAACTAAACGGCCACGCTGTTGCCCTGTGCCTTTCATACTACCTAACATTTCTGCTGCTGAATTAAATTGCACAGCTGCTTGCGGATTATTGCTCTGCATATCTTGTGGCCTATTTTTACGACCTGCCCACTCAAATATTGCGCCAGGTGCTGATTTGTTTGCTACATAAAATGCAGCACTAAAGCCTTTTTGATTGCGCTGATTTTTGCCTGCGCTATAAATAATGTTATCTCTAGCTAATGCGTAATCGTATGTTGGAAACGCTCTGTAATTTATAGTGTCTTTTGACGCTGTGCCTTTACCCCAGCCACTTAATACATCGTTTTGTGCAGGTAAATAATTTCTAGCTTTGTCGCGTGTTATTAACATGGCTTGCTTTATGTTTTTTAACATTTCTTTGTTTAAGTTTTTATCTACATCGCGCATAGCCTTCTGGAGTTCTTTAACGCCGTTTACGACGAGTGGCATTTTTAATCTCCTTTGCGCGATCTTGTAGCACTTGCACTATAGCCCTTAACATCTCTGAGTCCATGTTAATAAACTCAGTAGGCGCGATCCCAGTCTCTACACTTAAAGCAGCTACTGTGTAAAGAATAGAATCACGCTGCGTTATTTTTTTTCTTCGTCTAATACCTCGACAGTTTCTAAGCTGTCTATAAACTCGATACCAAACATAGGTACAGTTACGTTAGCCCTACGCAAGCACTCATGAGCTAAGAAATAAATCTCAGTCTGCCGTTCGTGATCGCGTAGGACTTTACTAATTCCTGCGCCATACTTTAACTCAAAAGCGTACTCGACACCTGGCGTGATCTTGTGTTCAGATACTTCGCCATTAGCCCTTGTTATCTTTAGCTTTGCCATTATTTAACCTCTCAGGATGTAGTTACTACAATAACGCTATTACAGGTAAATGTGATGCTTTGTGATGATATGTCGCCTACTGAGCCATTAACATCTTGTGTATTGTTGACTAGCACTGTAGTGCTAAAAAGCGGATTGGTTGCGCTTGTTGCTGCAGAAGTCTGCTTAATTGTTAGTGGCACTGTAGTACCCCATGCAGCTTGCAAAGTAGCGTTTACGTTGCTTGCAGCTGTGTCATTTAGAAAATCTAGAGTAATAGTGCTTGCTTCCAAGCCCTTTGCAAACTTGTGTGATGTGTCACCCATAGCTGTTACTTCTAATTCATCAAATGAGCGGTTAATTGTTACGGCTGTTACGTGAT